AAGAAATTGAAGCAGAGATGAGAAAATCAACATCATCTGATGAAGATGAAGATTCCTCTGATGAAGAAGAGGAGTCTTCTGCTTCAAAAAAGAAAACTACAGAAACAGAAGAAGAGGAAGAATCAGAGTTACAATCCGATGATTTTTGGAAAGACCTATCTGTACTGTTAAAAGAAAAAGGTATTGTTGAAGAAAACTTTGACAATCCTGATAAAATGGTTGAAGTATTTGGAAAAGAAGTTGAAAAAGGAGTTAATGATTGGATAGACAGTTTACCAGACGAGGTAAAAGATATTGTTAATGCAGCTTCAGAAGGATTAAATGGTCAATCATTAAAAGCGTTCATTGAAAGTAAGGACAATCAAATTCAATTAGAAGCTGTAGAAGACAGTGATATTGAAGAAGATGTTGAATTAGCTAAATCAATTTTAAGAGCTAATCTTAGAGCTACTACTAAATATAGTAATGAAAAGATTGAAAAGCATATTAGCAGACTTGAAGACTTAGATGAGTTAGTAGATGAAGCTAAAGAAGCTAAATCAGCTTTAATAGAGATTGAAAAAGAGCAACGTGCTGAGATTAAAAGGCAACACGATGAAGCTAAAGAACAAGAAGCTGAAAGACAAAAACAATTGGTTCAACAAGTACAAAAAACAGTTACTGAAACTAAAGAGATTGTACCAGGTTTAAAATTATCTGATAAAGAACAAAAAGAACTTTTAAAGATGATTACTACTCCAGTTGAATTAAGAGGTAATCAACCTGTTTCTGCAGCTATGAAATTGAGAGAAACAAATCCAATTGATTTTGAAATGAAGTTAAACTACTTTATTTTAAAAGGATTTTTTGAAGGTAAATTTGAAGATGTAGTAGAAAAAGCAGGAACTAAAAAAGCTGTTAGTAAAATTGAATCTCAAATTGAAGCATCAGCTAAAAAATTATTAGCTAAGACTACTAGTAAAGTTAGAGAAGAAGAAAATCCTAATGGGGATGGTAAATCTTCTAAAATTTTAGCTGGGTGGTCAAATAGAAAAAAGTAAAACAAACAAACAAAATAAAAACAAATAGACAATTATGTTAATTTCACCACTACAAAAGTTTGAACCAAAAGATTGGTCAGGCTTAACAACAGAGAACCACTTAGGTGCATTATTTGGTATGCAGCCTTTGTTGGTATCAGATGTTATTGATAACATCTTTGAGGTTAATCTAGGTTTAGACTTAGATCGTTTTATGGATCAATTCCCTACATTGGAAATTGAAAAAGACGCACCATTTGAATGGATGTTAAATTCACAATCTCCATTTAAAAACATTCCAGTAATTGAATTACGTGCAGGTGTTGGTAACACTACAGCTGCTTCAGCTTCTGATCAATTAGGTATTGGAGTATCTCGTTTCCAATTAGTATTTCCTGATAGAATTTTTGAAGCAACAGATTTAATTGCTCCAGCTAACTATTTAAAAGAAACTTATAAGTTACGTGTTGTAACTGATCCAAAACCAGATGGTTCAAATTGGGTATATACTGTAGAATTAGCTACAGGTGATTATAATCTTTATGTAACTACTGATTTATTCCCTGCAAGTACACGTTTTGTAAAAATGTTTGCTCCAGTTGAACAAACTCTTTCTCAACGTGGTTCTAGCTCAATTACTTTCTCTTCTCCATTCCGTATGCAGAATAGATGTAATATGATCCGTGCTGAATACATGGTTCCTGGTAATATGATTGACCAAAAAGAAAATAAACCTCTAGGTTTCTACTTTGTAGATGCTGAAGGTAAAAAGCAAACTACTTGGATTGGTAAATTAGATTATGACTTCTTAGTACAATTTAAGCGTCAAAAATCTATGATGCAGTTATATGCTACTGCAAACAAAACCTTACAAGGTAGCTATGCAACTAAAGGTGAGTCTGGATATGAAGTGAAAATGGGTTCAGGTTTATACGAACAAATTAGCCCATCTAACTTACACTACTACTCTACTTTTAATATTGATACTATTTCTGATATCTTATTAAGCTTATCAGTAGGTAAATTACCAGAAGACAAACGTAAGTTTGTATTAGGTACTGGTGAATATGGTATGCGTCAATTCCACAAAGCTGTTGAAACTAAAGCGGTAACCTTTGGTCCAAACAGAACTGAAATGCGTTTCTCTGGATCTATGGATTCAATGAAATATGGAGGTCAGTTTAAGGCTTATGGATTCATCAATGGTATTGAAGTAGAAATTATGCACATTCCATTCTTAGATGATCCAAGTTTATGTGCTGAAATCCATCCTGATGGTGGTCCTCTTTCATCTTATGAGTACTTAATCTTAGATTTTGGTACAAGTAATGGTGCACCAAACATTCAAAAAGTTGGTGTTAAAGGACAAAACGATATTTTCCGTTACATCCCAGGTTTACGTGATCCATTCACTCCAAACAACCCAGTTAAAGCAACAATGACTGCTTCTAAAGTTGATGGTTATGAAGTTATGCGTGCACACGTTGGTGGTATGAAAGTACACAATCCAATGAGAATTGCTCGTTTCATTCCAAACTTGAATTAATAACATCTCTTATAATAAAAGAGTCTGGAGAAATCCAGACTTTTTTATTATATTTAAAAATAAATAAAACTAATAACAATGAAGAATAAACAAATAGAAAAAGAAACAACAATGGAAAAAGTAACAAAAACTGTTGAAAATTATTTAATCAACAAAATTATTGAAGTAAAGCCAATAGTAAGAGAAACTAATTGGTTAGGAAAAGGACATGATGGTGAATTTATGTTTACAGGTACAAAGTTCTCAACACAATTACCTATTAGTAGGGTAAGTGGTCAGTTTATTCATATTATGGATAAAGAAGAGCAAAAAGCTTTTGAGAAAGAATTAGCCTTAAATGATGGTGACTTATCGTTTTATAGTAGAACATCTCCATTCTGGTCTAAATTTAGAGTAACATTAGATAAAGAAGGTATTAAACTAGATTTATCTAAACCTTATGATTATATTGCTTATAAGGTATTAAAAGAAGATAGACGTGTAGCATCAAGTTGGTCTCAACGTTATGCATCAGGAGAATATAAATTTGCACTAGTAGATGCAGATGAAGAAATCCAAGTTAAAGCTTCTAAAGCAGATATCAATCTTGAGGCTTATAAAATATTTGCTAAAATTTCTGATAATACAGAAAGAATGCAAGATTTAATTAAAGTTATTACAGGTAACAGAACTAAATCTAATAAAGCAGATTTCTTAAAAGGCGAGATTGAAAAACTTATTGAAAAAGACGCTGCTAAATTTGTAGAAACTTATAATGATCCTAATTTAAGTATGAAAATACTTATTGAAAAAGCATTAAATGTAGGAGCTTTAGAAAGAACAACTACTAAAGGATACAAATTAAAAGGAACTGAAGATGCAGATCAAATTGGTGAAAATCTTACTGAAACAATTGCATTTCTTTTAAGTAAATCAAATTCAGATATTTTATTGAGAATTAAATCTCAAGTTGAAAATAACTAACATTAAATAACCATGACAAACCAACAATTTTTAGATCAGTTTTATATTGCTTACAATAAAGTATCAACAAACCAAGGGCCTGGATACAAGCCAGTTGAAATACAAGCATTAGCTACTGAAGCTCAAGAATTGTTGGTGCGTACTGGTTATACAGCAAAATCTAATAGATTAAATGATGGTATTGAAAGTACAGAAAAAAGAATTCAAGACTTTGGTGAGTTAGTACGTAATAGAATAATTACACCAAATGCTTATAATTCTAATTTAAATAATCCTAACGGAGTATTTGTTCAATTACCAAATGTACAATTTGACCCATTAAATCCAACAACATTTGATGTATTTTGGTTTACTTTATCTGAACAATGTTTAGTAAATTTTAAAGATTGTGATACTAATATTACATCAAGAGTAAACGTATATGAAATAAACCATGCTGAATATGCAGCATTATTATCTGACCCATTTAATAAACCAAGTAA